TATACATGGGCTCAGCGTCATTTTCTTTGTCAAGTATCATCATACCACGTTCGTCATCCCATGCATCTGCATAGTTGTGTGGAAACGCATTACCTAAGTAGTGTACTTTACCTTGTTTTTGTCTTTTATGAAAATGTCCACTAAACACGTACTCTTGATGTTCAAAGTGTTCAGCTTTTAGTTCACCATGGTCTGGCATTTGTACCATTGCGTTCATATAAAAGCTAGGTAGTTCAAAATGCCCAAACAAATATTTTGCTTTTATATTTTTTATCTTTTTCCATTCGTCACCTACTAACCATGGGACTAGTGCGACATCATCTTCTTGATATATTTCGTCAATAAATGTAATACCTGGAATATGTTTTGCAAACGCTGTACTATTCACATCACGTTTATCTTTGTAATACAAGTCATGGTTACCATCAAAGAAGTAAAACTTCTCAAATGCAGATCCTAGTTTCTCCATACTACGAATAGTAGCATCCATAGTGGTAAGATTTAAACTATTTCTGTTGTGATGCCAGTCTCCACAGAAGATTCCAGTTTCACAACCGTTAGCTTTTGCTTGTTCTATGTACCAATCTATAAAATCTTCACAGTCTTGGTTATGTATCTTACTATTGCCTTTTAGACCAAAGTGAATATCTGTAAATACAGCCGCTTTTTTAAACAATTCGTGTTCTCCAGGTTCATTATCTATACTATTATACGATCAATTAAACTAAAAGTCAAGCGTTATTCTGTTTTGCTTGGAGTTCTTTTTCTCTACGTTGCTGAGCGTCCCATTCACCTGCATTTTGTCTAGTAAACGAAGGATTCATATCGTTCATTTCAAGAATATCGTCTCGAATGTTTTGATTACGCTTTTCGATGTTAATAACACGTACAAAACTGTTAGTTACAGCAGCAGTGTAGTATGCAAACGGGTTAGCAGACTTAGATTCGTCAAATTGCAAGCCAATCTGTGCTAATTGTAGTATTGCTTGTCCTCGCATCTCGTCATTATACGTATATCCACGTACATTGCCTCGTGTTGCGTATCTATCACATAACTTCATCCACATCATAGCAAGTTTATTAGTTGCTTTACCGCCTTTTAGATTAAAACTACCGTTTTCCATACCACCAGACCAATGGCTTTTACCTACACATTGTAATTCTCCGCTATCGTCAAACTTAAAATGTTGGAATGGAGGAAAGTTAAGTTTTACTTTAGTGTCTGCCACAGTTTTTGGCGTCTTTTTTCTTCCAGGTTCGTCTGGAATATGATCAAATGTCATTATTCTAAAGATTAACTCTTCTTTTGTAATTTTTTTATAGTCAACTTCAAACTCTGCTTGCTTTACTTTACGTCCAGCTAGTTTCGCTTCGTCAAACCCAGTAACTTGTAGTCTTTTAGCTTTGTTTCGTTTTGCTTCTGCTATAGTACGAATGTTTATCTTATCTATACTAGGCAGAATTATATCAAATTGATGATCTTCGTCGTCTACAAAGCTACAAAACGTACCTTTAGACTTGTGAATCTCTTTCAAAATGTCTTTATTGTTTAAATAGTTTACTTTTCTCATAATTTCTCCGTTTGTAGTTACATTATAATATACTCTGTTAATAAAGTCAACTAAATAATACTATTAGGAGACTTTATATATGCCATACCAAGATTTCGGAGTAGCTCGAAAAAGTTTAGCAACACAAAACCCAACAAGTTCTTCACAAAGTAGAAATACAAAATCTCCACAACAAAGTGTGAGTAATCTACTTGGAAGTGCAGCCCGATTTGGTTCGGAAGCCTTAGGTAACGTCGGCAATGCTGTTAAAGGCATAGCTGAAGATGTGTTTACTAAAGACAATTTTATGAGCCTCCTGCGTGGTGGCGGTCTACCATCATTTGGTATGCCTGGCGGTATAGGATTTGGTGATGTATCTTGGAAAGGTGCCGATGACGATGATTGGAGAGTAAAACTTTCGTTGCCTTCGGGATTAAATTTAGAACCAAATTTACAAAATGCGTTACTTCGCACAAACGGATTAATATTTCCATATACTCCACAGATAATTTTGTCACATAGTGCATCCTACGGACAAGTTAAACCTACACATAGTAATTATCCATTTCCAGCTTATCAGAACAGTCAACCTGACACAATTCAGGTTAGTGGAGACTTTGTAATTGAGAGTGAAGCAGAAGGAATATATTGGGTAGCTGCTGTACATTATTTAAGATCGATTACTAAAATGGCATACGGAAATACAAGTCAACAAGGTTCGCCACCACCAGTAGTACAACTAAATGGTTATGGTGATTTTGTTTTAAAAAATGTTCCGTGTGTAGCAACACAGTTTACAGTTGATCTACCAATGGACGTTGATTACATTCATGTTCCGGGTGCTATTAACACTTGGGTTCCAACACGTAGTTTAATATCTATACAATTACAGCCAACATACAGCAGAAGAGCAGTACAGCAATTTAGCTTAGATAAGTTTAAATCTGGTGCATATGCTAAAGGCAACGGACCAGGATTTATCTAATGGCAAACTATGAAGGAACATCACCTTGGTTTAATACTACTATAAGAAATAACCAATATCTTGACACATTAAAAATTAGACCAATCCCTGCTGAATCAGATGATGTTTTATATACAGTACAAGTTCAGTATACTCACAGACCTGATTTATTAGCTTTTGATTTATACGGAGATAAAAATCTTTGGTGGGTATTTTCACAACGTAATATTGAAATTTTAAAAGATCCTATTTTTGATTTAGTTGCAGGAACAGAAATATATATTCCAAAAGGCGATGCTCTAACTAGAATATTAGGATTGTAAAAATGGATATCCAAAATAAACTATCAAGATTAAAAGCACAAGGTCTAGAGCTGGCAGATAATGTAGCAACTAATGTACAAAATAATATATCTACAAGTGCTAATATATCAGTTGACGGCATAGCAGATAGTGTAGCAGGCTCAGTACAAGACTTAAAAGGAGCAACAGTTGATATTGCAAGTAGTCTTAATGGTATTACAGGTCCTGCTATTGGACAAAGTATTGTAGGTAATATTGCAAATGGTATTGGCGGACAATTAGTAGATCAAATTTCTGGAGGAATAGGTGGATTTTTAGGATCTGCATTTGGAGGCGGTTTTGGAAACAGTTTTGGCGGTAGCGGAAAACAGCCAAACCCATTAGAACAATTTGCTAGTTATAATTATATTTTTACATTAGGGTGTTTAAGTGACGACGAACTTAACTTTCCTGATTTTACTTATAGAAGGCGTGACCCTAACGTAGTTATACTACGTAGCGGCGGCGGACCAACTCCGGGTAGTGCAACTGCATATGATACAAACGGAAAAACTGAATATTTCATAGATGATGTTGAAATAGAAACTATTGTTGCAGGTAATGAAAACACTAGATCGACAAATGCAACTAGTTTAAGTTTTAATGTTACTGAACCATATAGTATGGGATTATTTTTGCAATCTCTACAAGTTGCAGCTAAACGTGCTAGAGGACCTTTGTCAAATTATATTGAAGCACCGTACTTACTTACAGTTGAGTTCAAAGGATACGATGATGCTGGAAACTTTATTCATGCTAGTAATTTGCGAAGAATGTTTCCTTTAAAATTTGTTGACATTCAATTTGAAGTAACTGAAGGCGGAAGTCAATATGCTGTACAAGCAATACCTTATCAAGAAATTGCACTTACAGATGAAACACAAACTTCACATACAGAAACACAGTTTACCGGCGCAACAGTAGCAGAAATGTTGCAAACTGGTGCAAAAAGTTTTACTAAAATTTTAAATGATAGACAACTTCTTAAAGAAGATGCAAAACAAGTTGGCAAAGGTGATCAGTACATAATAGTATTTCCTAATACAAAAGGATCAGCAGAAGAATCAGAAGTGTTTATGCAAGGTCAACCTGAACAAGGTGATGATAGTGCAACTACACGTAAATTTACTGAAGAAGAAATAAAAGAATACTATGTTTCTCAAACAGGAGATGCTAACGGAAAAGTTCCTGATAATTATGAACAAGAACTTGAAAATAACAAAGGTATTTCTGTTAAGCGTAGTAGTCTTGGAGAAAATATTAGAGAATATGCTGAAAAATTAGAATTTATGAATGAGATTGGTAAAGCTACAATTACTAAAAGTAATCTTGATGCAGGAACACAACCAATGACCGGAGCAACAAAAGCTGAAAGTGAAACTACTAAAGGTAAAATTGATCGATGTAAAGTGACACGCACAGGTGATATTAGATCATCAACATATTCTGCAGGTAAAAAAATTCAAGACATAATTGAAGAAACTATTATTTTAAGTAGTTATGGTAGAGACATAGCTGATAAAAAGGGTGATGAGAACGGAATGGTTCCTTGGTTTAGAATACAAACACAAGTTTTCAATGCAGACGAAAGTGCTGAAACAGTAGGAGCTACAGGTAAGCCTGCTAGAGTGTTTGTATATCGTGTTGTTCCATATCTAGTACATCGTAGTAAGTTTCAAAGTAGTACAGATGCAAGTCCAGGAATTACTGAATTAAAATATCAAGCAGTAAAAGAATACAATTATATCTATACAGGTAAAAATAAAGATATTTTAAACTTTGATATTAATTTTAACACTGCTTTCTTTACAAGTATAGCAGGTGACGCAGGTCAATTAGGAAGAGATTCTAAAACAGCCGTTACTGACGAAGTAACAGGCGGCAATTCTAGAGCAGTGTCTGGTAAAAATAAACCTAATAGCAATGTTGAAGCAGTAAGTAAAGCAACGGATAAAGTTGTAAAACCTAACAGTGTAGACGGCGGCGGCCCTGTTTTACACCCAGAGAGTCAAATAGCAAGAGATTTTAATGAAGCGTTAGTAAACAGCCCAGTAGATTTAATTGCAGTTGATTTAGAAATTATGGGAGATCCGTATTACATTTGTGATAGCGGTATGGGAAATTATAATGCATTACAAGTACCCGGAATATTAAATATTACTGGCGACGGTACAATGAATTATGAAAACGGCGAAGTTGATATAGAACTAAATTTTAGAACTCCATTAGACTATGGACAAAATTATATGGAATTCCCTGGTAACGGAACAGCACCGGTTGGAATGTTTAGTGGACTATATCAAGTATTATTTTGTAAAAATACATTTAGTAACGGACAATTTACACAAACACTGCAAACTATACGCAGACCCAAACAACCTAGTGATACAAATAACGAAGCATCGGCAACAGGAGGATTACTTAACCTAGATAACCCAACAGCGCAATTAGCTGAAACATTTGCTAACACATTAAACGGCGACCCTATTAAACTAGCAAAAGCACTCACTGGTGGACAAGCTGGATTAGGAAGTATAGCTGCAGGAGCACTTGGAGAATTAGATCAAAAACTTGCAAACGCAATTTCAGCTGTAAGAAATGGAAGTATTCCTAAACCTATAACTGATGCAGCTTCTAAAGGAATAGCCCAAGGCAACTCTACTGATTTAACAGGATTACAAGGATCAACATAATATGGTTTCATCAAATCAAGAAACACGCTCATCTGGTGCTAGTGCTAAATTAAGCAAAATTGACGGTCCAGGTCCGTTTGAAGCAATTGTAAAAAATCACTTAGACGGCGAGTATATGGGTAGGTTAGAAGTTGAACTTCTAAAATCTAACACAGAAGGCTCAACTCCTAATGTTGGCGCTGAACGAGTAATTGTAGATTACCTAAGTCCATTTTACGGAGTTACACCATTTGCAGGATCTACTCCAAACGATAATTTTGCGTCTACACAAAAAAGTTACGGAATGTGGGCTATACCACCTGATGTTGGTACTAGGGTATTAGTAATTTTTGCTGAAGGAAATAAAAGCAGAGGCTTTTGGATAGGTTGTATTCAAGATCGTTATATGAATTTTATGGTACCGGGAAATGCTAGTACAAAATATAATACTGAAGATCAAACAAAACAAAGACCAGTAGGCGAATATAACAAGAAAACAGAAGAAGCCGTAGGAGCAGATCCAACACAGTTTTTAAAACCTTGTAATATGGATGCTTGTAATGTTTTAGATAATGCAGGATTAGCAAATGACCAAATAAGAGGTACAACTACAAGTAGTGCTAGACGAGAAACTCCTAGTATGGTATTTGGATGGAGTACTCCAGGACCGTTAGATAGACGCCCTGGACATCCTACAACAAAAACAGGAGAATCTGGCGCTGAAATAGATATTCCTAGTTCGCGATTAACTGGCACAACTTTTGTAATGGACGACGGAGATCCTAGTTTATTTAGAAAAGGACCAGCTGGCGGCGAAAAGGCTGTGCCTAGTGAATATACTACATTAGACAAAGGCGGCGATCCTAGCATACCAGCTAACGAATTATTTAGAATACGTACTAGAACCGGACATCAAATACTTTTACATAATAGTGAAGACTTAATTTATATTGCACACGGTAGTGGCAAAAGTTGGATTGAAATGACAGCCAACGGTAAAATTGACATTTATGCAGAAGATAGTATTAGTATGCATACTAAAAATGATCTTAATTTTAAAGCAGATAGAAATATTAATTTAGAAGCAGGTCAAAATGTTAATATAAAAGCCGGAAATGCAATGGCAATGGAAACAGCAGCTAATTGGACTGTTAAATGCGGAGCAGATGGAATGTTAACTTGTACAGGATCAAGTAACATAAGTTCTGCCGCACACAAAGAAACAGCTGGTAGAATAGATATGAATAGTGGAAGTGCAGTAGCAGCAACTGCTAGTGCGGCACCTGTCGTAACTAGAGTTCCACAATCTGGTGCTTGGACAGGAGCAGAGAATAAAAATCCTGCAGAACACACACCTGAAAAAACAAACAACGACCCTGCAGCAATTGCTGCCGGAACAGCAAATGCATCTAGTGACGACAAAGCAAAAGACAAAGCAAATGACGATACTTTTGCAAAATGTCCACCAGAGGAAAAATCAGAAGCAACTAAAACACAAGAAGAAAGACAAGCAACCACAGAAAATACTGCTGCAAGTGAAGATGCAACACTAACGGACGGAGGTGCAGGTTTCCCTACAGGTGATCCAGCACTTGATCCTTTTGGTGGAGCAGGCGCAGATGTTAGTTCATTAGGTGGTGATCCAGAACTTGATCCATTTGGTGGAGCAGGTAGAGAAATAAAAGGAACAGCAACACTTACTGATTCAGAAGGACCATTCTAACAAGGTAAATACGTTATGAGCACATTAGAAAAAAAGTTATACAAAGAGATTACTGTAAAATCCAATAAAAGACCCGATTACGGAGTTGGCGAAAAAACATATC